GATATGAGCTCATTGATTTCGGTTTTATACTTGGCCATAAGCATAAGTTCACCCAGTGCGGCCAGGTTCCATACGGTTGTATCTTCAATTCCGTCAGATTCAAGCGTACAGGCTTTATAGGCTCTGGCAGCTTCGGCGGCAGGGGCACCGACATTTCCCAGGGTGTCCTTGACGCCTGCAAGGGTTTCTATTATAACATCGGTGTTTTCCTTACCATCAAACGTATCATAGAGTCCTTGGTTTTCATTACCGTAGTTTTTCAAGCCGCGTATATCGGTGCCGTAGCCGCCCCATTTGAAGGTTTTCGCACCATCAGCGGCGACACAGTCGCTTTTGGCAATGATAAACTGGCGGCATTCGGCACGCATACGGATACCGATACGGATATACTTGGAGCGGTTATTCGCGCTCATAGAGTTCCATTCGGCTGCCGTGAAAAAGACCTGTTCGCCGTCTTCGATACGGAGCGTAGCCAAGGACAAATCCAAAAGCGTGCCAGCCCATTTCATATACTTGGCGATGTCGCTTGCGGGGGTATTTTCATTTACTGTTGTAAAACCTATTGACTGCAAAGCTGAAATTAGGCCTTGTTTATTCAAGCGCAAAAGCATTGCATTAGCATTATTTTTATCCATTTTATTGTATAATATTAAGTTAATACTATTTAGAAGTAATAGATCTAACATGGAGAAGGACTGAATTTTTGTTTTGAACCGTAAAACGCCCAGTATTCAAATCAAATGTCCATACAGAGTTATTATCCCAAATCGTTGATGACCAATAATACTTATCGGTCATCAACATGGAATCACTACTCCAAAAGGTACGCATCATCTCATTGATTTTATCGCGGTAGCGGTACATCAGAAGCATCTGCCCGGAGGAAGGAAGGAACCAGTTGGATTCATCCTCAATACCGTCACTTTCCAAGGTGAACGCCTTATATGCTTTAGCAGCTTCAGCAGCAGGCGCACCAATCACGCCGCTATTGTTCTGGTCTTTCAGAGTTGCGATAATAAGGTCGGTATCTTCCTCACCCGTGAAGCAGCCGTACATGGCGCCCAGTCCCTTTTGATTCAGGCCGTCTATGGCCTTACCCTGACCGCCCCAATAGAAGGTAGTAGTCATGTCGGCATTATAGCACTCCTGGGCGGCGATTACGAAAGAATGTCCGTGGGCACGGATACGAAGTCCGCGTTTGATGTACAGTTGCTTATTAGCAAGCGTAAGGGAGTTCCATTCGGCAGCGGTAAAGTATGCCTTGGAGTTATCAGAAATACGGTTACAGGCAAGAGTAAGGTCAAGCAAGCCAGCGGCCCACTTGATACGTTGCCCAAATTCAGATGCGCGGGAGTTCTCGGTAATATCCGAGAATCCCACAGCGTTCAATGCTGCCACTTGTGCCTGTTTATTCAAGCGAAGCAGCGTGGCGCTTTGTTCTTTTGTACTCATAAATTAATTGATGTTTACTAAGTCGTTAATATCCATGTTATCCTTGGCGAAGCGTTCAAGATATTCCTCGTAAGATTCGCCATTATAATAATTCATTATTTCACCCACATTATCCAATGTGACTTCAGAGTAGTAAGGTTCACCACCATAGGCTTCCGAATTGAAATTGTCGATTTCGTTAATGAAGGCGGAAAGGGACATTATTATTCTCAAACCATCAAAATAGGCTTTCAGAGATTCCAGTTCCTCATTCTCTATCACAATATTCAAGTGGTATTCACCCAACAGGCAGCAACGGGCGGTATTTGCACCATTTTCATCGACACCGCCATATTTTTGGAATCCGGAAAGGAATAAATAGTCTCCTTCCATATCAATACCGGTTACACGAAGATACCTAACGGCTGTACACTTTTCTACCAGGCTGTTCCATGAGATTAATGCACAATCCTCTATTATCAGACGCGTAAGGTTAGAGACACCTTCAAGAGTTATTCCACTATTGGAAAGCTTGTTAAGGTTACGCAATTCAAGCGCCTGGAGAGAGGAAGGAAGCACCAGGCGGGAAAGAGGAGCGCCCGAAGCGAAAGCCACACCAGCAATTGAAGTTTTGTTGGCGATAAATGTCTCCAGGCGTCCGTTCTCCGACAAGTCCAAATTCGTGAAATTAGGTGATTTCAGACCGGACATAGCCAGGTAACGCAAATTCTTGCAACTATTGACCAGGATTGCGTTCAAGGTGGTCTGTGTTTTGGAACAACTGACATCCAGCCATTGAAGTCCACGGCAAGTATTAAGGTTCAATGTTTGCAGGATAGCATGGGAAACATCCGTCAAATCCAGTTTCTTTATCTTGCTCGCGCCATAAATATATTGCGGGTCATTCACTATCAAATCCTGTTGGAACGTCAATTCCACAACTGAATCTTCATCTTCAGCCAATACAGCCGATTGGGTCGGAGTACCCGACGTATAACCATAACCGAAATAATACCGCTCCAAAGCCGTGATGAGGAGCTTCCGGTTATCGGTGGAGAATTTATAGCCGAAGTAACATGCGAAAGAATCCTGGCGGTATGTTCCGGCGACATACTGAGCATCGAGCAGGGCAAAACGGTTCTTTATCATAAAAGTTCTGTGAGCGTAACGGCTTCCCTGCATAGCATACAGATAGTCATAGAATTTCGTGCCCTCAAGCGTTTCAACCCCTTCAATAAGAGGTTTGATATACTTGAACTCCCCGTCTTTATTATAGATACGTTCACACCAGTTGCCCATCATCTTGACATTGAACATATCCAGGACTTCTTCAGTGCTCATGTTACTACGGATTACTCCGGCAACCTCTATCAGTTTTTCTTTCAATCCGGTACGGACCAAATCCCAAAGGAGACTGTCATGTCCGGCAAAAGCATAAGAGCCGATAGAGTCATCAAACGTTTCATGGGTGATGGTGTAGCCGTATTTCAGTACAGAATCATTCCGGACGCCCAGCAAGGTATCCATATCATATGGCAAAATGTACCAATGAATACCGTCCCAGGTACAGAACATCATGTTTTTTGCCCGGCTGTCGACAGCCATGAAGTAATCGGTAATCAAATACCATCCGCACAGGAAGTTCACATCAAAGTAATCGGCAACCTCCGCCGCAAATTTTGCAGGATTATCCTTGCAGGATTGCACCCATTCCCACAAACGTTTTACAGCCGCCTTATCTTCCTCATCAGCATTATCCCATGTCTTGTCCGGTTTGAAACGAAATTCCAGACCGTCAGCGAAGTTTTCGGCAGTTATATTAGAAGTACCGAATAGACATAACGGATGGGAATTGTTAAGGAATTCTAGACAGATACATTTATTACGATTTTCGCCCAAAGTGGCAGCATCGTTGAAACCCTCGATACCCTCGAACCCATAGACTATATGAGAGTCCGATTTCTCATTGTTAAAGTTATATTTTCCGTAGTAGGCTTCATTGCAGAACAAGTCGAACGGTTCGCCATCCACACCGATACGGACGTCATACGGTCCGGTATATGCAGCCTGGGGCGGTGTAAGGAAGCCGCATTTGCGCCACACATTGCAAACCAGGCGCACACCTCCGGTATTATGGGTGGATGAACTGTCGGAAAAGTCGGCCTTGAAACAGAATATGCTGACAGGACGCGCGCCCGGTTTGAAGGAATACGTCAAATCAGGAACGTCAACACCGTTGACTTCAAGGGTAGTGCCGTATTTCTCGGAACGTTCGAAGTAAAGCCTGTAATTCTTACGGGGATAGGTGGTGGACGATGTACCCTGGATCCGGAGTCCGGCTTTACGGAGTATAAAGTCATACTCCTTTCCGTACTTGGAATAGAAATAGACATCGACGGGGACTTCAAATTTCTTGTTGTTCGTAGCGTTAACCAGGTCAACATCCCCCACGATACGCATCACGCTCTTGCCTTGGGCGCGTAATTTTTCAATGTCAACATCCGTGCCTTCATCGTTCATCACATCGTTCTTCTGGAACAATGTGACCATTTCTTCAGCAGTCGGGCGGTCTACAAAATAGTTAACCAGCTCTTCGTCATCAGTCAGACCACGTTTGTAAACGCGCAGGTTCTTCAAGTCAACGTCAGCAGCTTCCGAATGGACGGTTATTGTGGCGGCTTCTTCCTGGCGGAAACTTTCAGTAGCAGCATACTGTTT